TTGATAATGCTAGAGACAAAAAAGAAATGGCTATTTCAGATATTTATTCTAACATTCCAGATTTAACTAATTTTGAAACTTTAGTTGAAGATTCAAGATTTCAAGATTTTTTAAGAGGTCAAGGTTTTAATGTATCAGATGACTTTAATTTTTTTAAAAACATTATGGATTATGGTAGTCAAACATCGCAACAACAATTTTTAGACGATATAGCCATGGACGAAAACAATCCTTTTTTCGTAGGTGAAGCACCTGACATATACGATTTTGATGCAAGCGGAGGTATGGATCCATATAATGAAGCAGTTAAAGCTTATCAAAATAAATTATATGATACTTATGATCAATACATGAGGCAAGAGGCAAGTAACCTTTTAAATGAAACTTTAATTCCATCTTACGTGGATACACAAATGCCCATCATGACTAATCAATTAATGGATCAATTAGGTATCACAGAAAAAACAGCAGAAGGTATTTTAACTGGAACTGGTGAAATGGATTATGGATTAGCAAATGATTTAATGGATTTTTATTACCCATATGAATATCAAACAAAAGAAGGACAAGAATTTTTTGGAGATCCAGGCGTTGATCTTACAGGAAGTTTATTAGGCTTTAGTGGCGTTGGTGGATTATTACGATCTGGTAAAAGAAAATTAGGTAGTGGTAAAGCTGCTGCTGTATTAGAACAATTATATCCAATGACTTTTGCAGGTAGTAAAGCTTTCACTGGAGGATTATCACTACCAATTAAATTTGGCAGAGAAGGTGCACGAATGAATCTTGGTGTACTACAAAATTATCCTAAAACAGCTGCTGCAATAAGAGGTCCAGGACAAGCATATTTAACAATGGCAGGACCAGATTTTTTAGGCAGTGAGTAAACGTAAGCTTCAACTTTTTGAAAAAGCAGCCAATGCATTTTTTGGTGGGGGTAGAGATACTTCTTCTAGAAACAAAGCGTTAAATATTGTAGGTCAAAAACAATTTACTGGTCCTTTTGGAAGATTTATACAAGACCAAAGTGTTAACAAAGGTTTTTTAAAACCAAACGAAAAATTTTCACAAAAAACAGGGTTAAGAATAGGTGATAGACAAAGAGATTATCAAGATCCAGAATATTTAATTAAAGCAAGTGAGGCAGCACAATTAAGAGCAGCACGTGGCGAAGGATTAAATTTAACGCCCTTTAATTTAAAAAGACAACAAGCAGCAGCTAATAATCCATCTTTAGTTGCAGCCGGTTTGGAAGGACCTATGAAAGCAGCTATAGCTAAAATAGACCCACAACTTCGTAATGATACAGCTATAGTAAAAGGTGCATTGTCACAATATAGATCTGATCTTGGATACTACGATTTAACAAAAGCTCAAATGGAAGATATGTTAAATCCAAAAAATGTAAAAAAATATGTTAACACTGCCGTACAATACAAACCTCAACTTAATAAAGCAGTAAATCAAATAGCCAGTTACAAAACTGATAAAAATCAACCAACAAAAGAACTTGTTGATTTAATGACAAAATATGCAAATCTCACAGGTTCTAATCCTGAATATCATAAACAAAGAGCTTTGACATTTGGACATCCATCTGGCATTGCTGCTAATCTTGATCACTATTTACGAACAGGCGATCAAACAGCAAAAATGCTATCAAGAGATCCAAAATTTTTAACAAAGATGCAAGCTGAAGTTGGTCCATTAAATATTGGCAAAGAAAAATTAGACCGTGGTATATTAGCTGCGCTTCGTAACACTGAAAACAAAGTTACAAAAGAAGGATTAGCACAAATGCGTAAGCTATTTGACATGTCAGGATTACAGTCTATTTTGCCAGGTCAAGTATATAACAAAATGTATTTGGGAATGAACAACCCAGAATTACAAATGCAGTTTTTACGAAATGCAATAAACAAAGGTTCCAAGCCTTTTGGTAAATTAACACAAAGAGATGTACAAAATATTATGTTTGGCAATAAAACAATTAGTGATTATGGTTTTAATAAAGGCGGCGAGGTTAAATCATTTGGAGGAGGGGGTATATTTGGTGCAAACTTGCTAGCAAGATTATCAAATAAATTATCACCGGAAGCAATGGAATTAATTTTAGCAACTGGATTTAAAGCAACAAAACCTTTGATGTCTCCTAAAAACATTAAACAAAATAGGATGTTAAATTTTTTAGGTCCAGATAAATATAGGTACCGTTTTGTAAAATCCGATGTCCCAGGACCAAGAACCTCTTTACAAAGAAATCAAGAAAAAGAATTTTTTAACCACACAACATTCTTTCCAGAGAGGAGATTATAATGGTTTTACCTAAAGTTATAGGCGGTTTACGTCAATATGCACCTAAAATAAAACCTCCAAAAGGAAAAGGGTCTGATGTAAAACTTGATTTACGTCAATCTACAACGGAAACAATAGCTCCAACAGCTACAGCAGACACTCCAGCGCTATTTTACAAGTCCAGAGAGGCGTTAATTGACGCTCCCATGGAGAAAATGACGGCAGATAGATGGTTAAATTATCTAAATGCCAAAGGAATTAAGAAATCTGAGCTCTCAGACACGTCCCTAGGGCCCTTTTTACAGGCACAAGGCACAAAAAGCTTTACAAAAGCCGATATAATCAAGGAATTTGACGAAATATCCCCGAAATTGAACGTCGTGGCCCTTGGCCAACCAGGTCCTCGTAATATTATTACTAATATTTACAAAAAAATACAAAAAACAGACCCACAAGTAGAAGATCCACGTGTAGGAGGCTTTTTATCCTATCTTCGTGACTCTTTGCCGGGTGTAATCACTGATTCTAGTGGCAGAACAGTAAATAACATTAATCAACAAGCTTTAGATAGCGTTGCAGCCAATGTAGACAAATATATGAAGCAAGTATTTGGTATTGATGGTGCTTTAAACGAAGGTGTGGCACTAACAGCACCTGTGCCTTTTAAAGTACGTGAACCTTTAGTAAACTTAGCAGCAGCTCTTGATAGACGTGGTGTTGGATTATCAAAAAAAGATATTTCAAAAACACCTCAATATGGTGGTCAACAAACAATGCCAGGTGGTGATAATTACCGTGAATTTTTGTTTAAATATGAACCAGGAAAACTTAGAACTGGTGAACCTGTGTATACTTATGCACATGACTTTGGATTAAACTCATCACAAAGAGCTGGAGGTGTTGTTCACGCACGTGTGTCAGATCGAACAGATGAATTTGGTAGAAGACTAATGTTTGTAGAAGAAATACAATCTGATATGCATCAACGTGTGCAACGTGCAATGCGTGAGTCTAAATTAACAGGAAGAAAACCTGATCGTGAAGATAGTTACGCATTTCGTCAAGATATGCCTCCTCCACCAGAATTAGCTGCCAATAAGCAACAATTAGATTTAATTAATCTTAAAATAGAGAATTTATTAGCTACAAATCCTAGATCACCAGCATTGCCTAAATTAAGACAAGAGCGTGAAAAAATTAGAGTTATCATAGCTGAGTCTATGACTAAAGAAGGTAAACAAGGTGGTGATATTGCCATGGGTCCATTTCAATCATCAAAAGAGTACATGGAGTTTGTCGCTAAATATTTAGTTCGTATGGCTAAAGATGGTAATTTTGATGGTGTTGCTTTTGCAAACCCTGCAATTAAAAACCGTAACTTGTCGCCTGGTGGCAGAGATTATCAAGGTAATGTTGCTGCATATGGCCCTATTCTTAATGGTGCACTAAAAGAGACATCCAAAAAAACAGGTGCAAATTTACTAAATACTGTTATAAGAGATGATAGGGGCAGAGTTTATGGGCAAGTCAAATTGTTAAACTTAAAAGACAATCCAAATGTAAGAGATACTTTCTCTGCATATGCAAAGGGTGGAATAGTAAATGGCAGATAAAACAAAAAATCAAATAGAAAAAGCAATGGATGCTGTTGAGAAAGCATTAGACATAGAACCAATAGGCGAAGAAATACAGTTTGAAAAAAGTGTAGAATTCGATGGTTTTGAAATACAAGAAGATGGAAGTGCAGAGATAGTTGGAGATCAACCAATTGATCAATCGCAAATTCCTTTTGACGCAAACTTAGCAGAATACATTGAAGAAGATGAATTAACCAAGTTCGCTGGCGACTTGGTAGGTGATTTCGAAGGCGATAAAGAGTCCCGTAAAGATTGGGAAGATACCTATATCAAAGGGCTCGATATGTTAGGCTTTAAATATGAAGACCGAACACAGCCTTTCGAAGGTGCGTCAGGGGTCGTGCATCCTTTATTAGCTGAATCTGTTACGCAGTTTCAAGCCCAAGCTTATAAGGAACTCCTCCCCCCAAGCGGCCCCGTACGCACACAAATAGTTGGTGAAGCATCACCGCTCGTAGAACAACAAGCAGAACGTGTAAAAGAATACATGAACTATTACATCTTGAATGTAATGGAAGAGTTTGATCCAGAGATGGACCAACTGTTATTTTATTTACCGCTGTCAGGTTCTGCATTTAAAAAAGTTTATTATGATCAAATACTAAAACGTTGTGTTGCAAAGTTTGTATCTAGTGAAGATTGTGTAATTAATTACGCAGCTACAGATTTAGAACAATCTGAAAGAATAACACACGTTGTAAAAATGTCATCAAACGAATTAAGAAAATTACAAGTTTCTGGTTTCTATCGTGATGTGCCTGTCACGTCAGGATCTGTTAGTACAACAGATGAAGTTATAGAAAAAATAAATGAATTAGATGGTGTTAGTTCATCAAATGAAGATGATGAACATGTTATTTTGGAAATGCATGTGGATGCTGATGTACCAAATTTTGAAGATACATCTGGTATCAAACTTCCGTATATTGTTACTATAGATCAATACTCTTCTACAATATTATCAATTCGAAGAAACTATGAACCAAATGATTCTAACTTTAAAAAGAAACAATATTTTATACACTTTAAGTTCCTCCCTGGATTAGGCTTTTATGGATTTGGCTTGATTCACATGTTAGGTGGATTGTCAAGAACTGCAACAAGTGTTTTGCGACAATTAATTGATGCAGGTACTCTTGCCAATCTACCAGCAGGATTTAAAGCGCGTGGAATGCGTATACGTGACCATGATCAACCTTTACAACCAGGTGAGTTTAGAGATGTGGATGTCACAGGACAATCAATAAAAGAATCTTTATTGCCATTACCATACAAAGAACCTTCTCAAACTTTGTTTGCTTTATTAGGTTTTGCTGTTGATGCAGGTAAATCTTTTGCTGCAATAGCAGATATGAAAATGGGTGAAGGTAATGAACAAAATCCTGTTGGCACAACACTAGCATTGTTAGAACGTGGTACAAAAGTGATGAGTGCAATACAAAAAAGATTACACTTCTCACAAAGAAAAGAATTTAAACTATTAGCAAACTCAATCAAAATGTTTACGCCACCAGAATATCCATACCAGGTTATCGGTGGTAACAGAATGATTAAACAAGCTGATTTTGATGATAGAGTAGACATCATACCAGTTAGTGATCCTAATATATTTTCTATGTCACAAAGAGTTATGTTGGCACAACAACAATTACAATTAGCACAATCTAATCCTCAAATGCATAATTTACGTGAGGCATACAGACGTATGTATCAAGCGATGGGTGTAGATAATATTGATGCAATATTAAAACCAGATCAAAATCAACCACAACCAATGAGTCCTGCAATTGAAAATGCCATGGCTATGAAAAGTAAACCTTTAAAAGTATTTCCACAGCAAGACCATCAAGCACACATGAAAGCACACGCTGAATTTATGTTTACAAGAATGGTACAAATTAATCCACCATTGTATTCTATGTTACAATCACATATGTCAGAGCACATTGCTGCAATGGCAGGAACACAAGTGCAAAAACAATTTGCTGAACAAGAACAAAAATTACAAATGGCTATGCAACAAAATCAAGCTAATCCTCAAGTCATGCAACAATTACAAATGCAAGCACAACAAATGGCTGTTGAGAAAGCAAATGCAATTGCAAAAATAGAAGCTGATGTAACAACTCAACTTGCAAGAGATGAGGAAGAAAGAACTAAACGTGAGCAACAAGATCCTCTTGTTAAATTAAAACAACAAGAAATTGATTTACGTGCAGCAGAAGCAATGATGCGCCAACAAGATGCACAAACTAAAACAACTATGGATGCGGCAAAACTTGACATGGATCGCGATAAGATAGAAGCTGACACAACCATTAAATTAATGGAAACAGCTAATCGTATTGAAGATAGTGCTGCAAAAGATGCATTAGGCAATCTAAAAGAAAATATTGCTTTGACAAAAGAAGCAATGAAAAACGAAACAACAGTGGAGGCAAATGGTAGACGAGGTAAGCAAAGTCAAGACGATCAGTGATGCAATGCAAGAAATTGATGAACTTGCAAAGTCTTTATCTAGCAAATCAGACGACAATTTGTTGATTTGCGCAGCTTTATTAGCCGTGACTAGACAACATTATATTGAAGCTTTAGGTGTCGAACAGACTTCCTTTATCTTTCAATCTGTTGTAGAGTCCTTCGACTATTATAATGGGTATGGGGAAAACTTAGATGTCCCTGTAACAATACACTAGGAGGTAACTATGAAGTTATTACAAGACCTATGGACACACTTAAAAGAGTGGAGCGATTGGGGCATGAAAGACTGGATTAAAGCCGGTATCGTAGCCATAATCGTAATTATTGTTCTACAGTCAATAATGGGTGCTTAATGAAACCATTTGTTGACAGACAAACGAAGTATATGAATCTTCAAAAAGCTGCACGTCAAGAGCGTGCAGCTGAAGAACGTAACTTCATGAAAAACTTCAATCCGAATACAGCGGAGCGTGAAGATTTTACAAGATTCAGAGAAAACTTAAAAGAGCAGGCTTTAAAACTTGCAAATGCACGTCCTGATGGTGGCATTATGGGTGCTAAAAATGCAGAGATATTTAAATCATTATATGATGATCCATATAGAAAAATGATGGGTCAATACATGAAAACAAATCCAAAAGATTATCAAGAAAACTTTCCTATTTCTTACGGCATACAAAGAATGATTCCACAAGCTGGTAAAGCACTTATCAGTGGTTTATCTGGAATTCCAATGTTAGGTGCCATGATACCAAAACAAGCAAACGAATTATTAGGTGATCTAAGCTATTTAGATTACAGACCAACAAGATTAGGCACACCAGAAGGTGAAGTTATGCGTGAAGCCTACACGTCACCAGCAGGTTTTGAATACCCAGAAGTATTATCTACTGGTGCAGCTGAAGATTATTACGATCAATTCTTCCCAATGCAAGTACCAGATTACTTCTATCAGTTTATGGATAACGAAATGTTACCATACATACTAGGTATGAGATAATGAGTGCTAGGGATAGATATAGAGCCAGAACAGGAATAGGTAGCACTTCAGGCACGAGTTATGGACCAACTGGAATGGGTGGTTCTACAT